GAACATGTTGTATCAACCCATCTATTTTTTTTTACAGAAAAGCGTTTGCGAAGAAATTACCCGGTCGACTTGATCCTTGATTTGTGGAGCTTCTTCGAAGAGTTCCAGCTTGTTCTTGTCGGTAAGTTCAAGCGGTTTCCCCTCTTCGTCTTCAAGATTCCATTCAATAAGGCAATCGGCTAGAATCTTAACGGTTGCTTCATTAAAGGCTTTTGAAAGCTCATCCTCTGAAACGTCGCCTAACTTCATCCCAAGCCTTGTCAACGCGGTTGATCCCTTCCTGTAGGTGTCGGAGTTCTTGCCTAGTATCCTAAGCCAAAACCCCGATTTTTCACCGTTAGGCAAATAAAGATCAACCTTGATTCCTTCATTCGCATCGCTGCGAGTAAACAAGCTCTTGTAGCTTATCTTTCCTGTTTTTTTATCTGACATAAATTAACATTAAGCATCTAGCTTAAAGAGAATCAAAGACGCCTCTTTCCCTGTGACGCTCGTGTCGTGCAATGCTTGGAACGGCAACGCTATGGTGCTGTTCGCCTCGTTGCTAATGTCAGGCTGGCCGCCTGTGTATTTAACCTTTGGCATGTACGCGCCGAAAGTGTTCCCTGCCGCATCTGTAACTGACATAAGCAAGCTGCTTTCAGTCTCATTAAGGAACTTGTTTAGTAGCGTATCGTTATCGAAATAAGCGGTAATGTTTCCGGTAATGTTGGTTCTGCCAATGCCGGGTTGCGCCTGCTCATCTGAACAAAGATTGAATTTCGGCTCTAGCCCGTTGTCCAAGGTAAAATCAAATGCCGTAACAATCGCGGATTCTATTCCTCCTTCGGTTAAGCATCCATCGAATGAAACGAAAGGTTCTGTGGTGCCTGTCGCTCCATAGGTTGCCCCTGATGGCTCAGATGCGCTTGATGTCTGGCCTTTGGCAATGAACCCGAAAGTAGTTGTAACAATCGCGTCAAGCCCTGCTGAAAGCGCAACGGTGTTTACTTCGCTTCCGGCGTGTAGCTGGTATCGCCCATTCGTAAGCTCAGAAAAATCTCTAAGAACTGAAAAGCTTCTTCGGGTCGTTCCGGTCAAGAGGCGATCCATTACAGTAATGGTAACGCTTTCGCCTGCTGCATCATCTGTTAGCGTAAGCCCATCGAGCGTAAGAGAAGAAGCGCTTGCCGCCGTTACTCTCGCTATGCCGTTATTTGTGGTTTCTCCGGTAAAGCCGCTAATTGTTACCATGTCGCCAGTTGCGAACGAACCAAAACCAGAGCCTGAATCGTCAACCGTGTTTCCTGAAGCTGTCGCGCTAATAGTGGTTGCGGTAATGGTAACGGCTGAGGTTGCCCATGTACCGCCTAGACCCGCCTCTAATAGATCGTTGTGCGAGTCATAGCTAAGTTCCGTGGATACATCGCCAGCAACGTTTTTATTGCCGTGGCGCAAGTCAGTTATACCTCGGTCGCTTCTTAGCTCTTCACTAATAATGCCGCTTTTCTGTGTGCCTAGAGTTACGCCTGTATGGCGTATTGGCGTAAAAACAGGGCTAGCTTCCGTTGTCCCGTATGTTGATTCTGCATCGTAATAGATTGAATGTCTGCTGCTGTTAGCCATTGTATTTTGTCTCCTGTTTATGCTCTAGATATTCGAGCCTCGAATTCGATTTGAACGGTTATCCTGTAGTTTTGGTCAACAATCTGAGCAGGTAAACGCCCCGCGCTGATGATTGCCGCCGTAGTTGTGCCGTTTGTAAACTTCCTCCCGGCTTTAAAGTAAACGCGAATCGCCTCGTAAGCTTCGAGCGCTCGCTTGTTGCCCTCGCCTAAAGGGTAATTGAGGTCGACGATATATAAGCCCACAACTTCATCTTCTCCAGTATCGCCCAAGCCTGTAGGAATCGGTTGAGCTGGCGCGAAGGTTACACGCGCCCAAGGTTCGCCCGTTGGAGGTGTGCTCTTAAAGTTCTCGTAGACCGTTTTCAGACCGAAAGCGCCATCAATCCAAGCTTGGTGGAAGGCTTTCTCTAGCTCGTACATACTCACTTTTTCTTCCTCCTCTGCTTTAGAGCTTCTCTGCTAAGTAATCGTTTAAATCTTAATACGTTCTTTGCCACCATAACACCCGGATGTCTGAAACCGTGGCCATTTTCTATGGCTTCCGCATAAGGTAGATTATTGGTAAAGAAAACCGCCTCATGCATCGCAGTAAACTTAAGTGCCTTTCTCGCTCTACTCAATGGGGCAGAACCCGCCTTGGATGGCCTGCTGTCATTTTTAAGGCTTGGGTTTACATGCTGAGTTTGCCAGTTACCGCGAAGTCGCCCTGTGTCCACTGGCGTGTCCATTATCACAAACTTAAAGAGCTTAAGCATTGCCTGATCTCGCGTCTTCTTTGGCGCCTTCTTCCCCTGCTTTACAAACAGGCTTATCTGACTTGAAAAACTCATTTCTTGCGAACGAACATTTTATAGATTATAGCATCGCTGCTTGGAGCAACTGGGTTGTCGCCGATTATCTCCCATTCGATATTATCGAATTTGATACGGTCGCCTGATATTGGTTTGAACGGAGCTGTTTGAGCGTCTGCGATCACGAACATAATGGAACCCCTAATAAGATCCTCCTTATAGTTCTCTGCCATGCCCTGTGGCATCTTTGCAGATGTTGGAGGCAACAAAGCCGCCGTAATGGTCCCAACCCTATCCGCTGCCCCCGTAACCTCTCCAGAAACGCCGTCGATTGTCCCGCCTACTGAGCGCCGTAACTCGATGTCATTGCGCCCAAACTTATTGAGCAATGAAAGCGCGGTTCCTTGTAAGCCTGAATAATCGAAAGTCGCCATATTAAACCCGAATCACTGAGCCAAGCCCCCCAACTGTTTTGTATAGTGGGTCAAGCATTGCCTGAACCTTCGCGAAGATCGGCTGTAAATTCGTTACCCCGTTGTCGCTGTATTGTACCTCAATTACGTCAACTTTCTCTTTTACGATGGATTGGCCGTTGTTGACGTTGTAAATATCAGTTGTGGCGCTGTCGTAAACTAGTTGGGCTTGTGCGTCTTTAAGCTGCTGCGGAATCGTGTTTGCGTCTAGTGGGTAGCCGTAAATTTCAACCCATGCTCTAGGCCAAACTAGGGCTTGTTCGTCGGTTTCCTTTACTCCTTGGTAACGCGCCTCTTGAGCTTCAAGCCAGTCCTTCGCTTGTATAATTCGACCCGTTTTCGCGTCGTCTGTCGTCGAGTCAGTCAACCCCCGCTCGTCGATGTAAGTCGCATACTCTGCAAGCGTGATGTATGTATTGGCATTAGCAATGCCGGTTCCGTCTTCTTGTATAAGTGTTGCGGCCATATCTATTCAAGGTTCCCCAAAGCGCCCCGCCATCATGAAAGACGGGGCGCAAGAGCAAGGAATTAACTGTGCGGAAAATTAACCCAAAAGAAGGGCCATGTGTGCAGGCTTTACAGCCTTAACACCCCAAGCAATTCGAACGTGAATGACGTTCTGCAAGTATTGCTTGTACTGGGCCAACTCGAAAATCAGACCGCTAAAAGGATCTTGGATTTGAGTCACATCCTCTGCCATGTCGCCGCCTTCTGGCATTGCTGGCATTCTAGATGCGAGTACCAAAGCGTCTTGGCTAAACGCCATGTTCGCGGTGTAGGATGCTCCAAGGGTTCCTTCGGTTGCTACTGCAAGAGTTTCTTGCAAGCCGGGTTTGCCGATAACGATGTTACCGGAAGCGGAACCGGAAGCCGTAGAACTTAGGACAACATACTTGTTTCCGTCGCCTGCCCAAGTAACGATGTCACCGGGCAAAATGGTTCCTGCATCTGAGCCATCTACAGTTAGAGTTTCGTCGCCTACAACGAAACCGCCTGTAATGTCGAATAAAGTTGCCGTGCCTGCGGTATGCCTCGCAACTTGTCCAGACTGGCGAAGAGCCAAACCTTGGACGAGATCGGTCATGCCTGTACGTAGCATATCGTCAGAACCTGCCTCATTTACGCGGAACAAGGTGTTTTGTTTGCCTCGTAGGTTAGCAATAGCGGAAGAGTCTAGGACCAATTGACGGCCAACCTTTGGAGCGCCGTTGTCATCAAGAATCTGGTTTACTCCTGCAAAGTCGCTCAAGTCGCCGCCTGTCCCAAAAGGCGTAGTATCTGCTGTGCCGTAAGCCCGTGAGGATGAAATGTAAGTTGCCGCAAGGTCAGCTTCGATCTCGTTAGTTAGAGTTCTGAAAGCCTGAGCAAAACGGTCAGCTTGAATAGTTGAATAAATGCCTTTACGCTGAGTCCCAAGGGTTTCTTCACCATTCCAGCGAACTGGAACGTGCTTTGACTTGGTAATAGCAAGAGTGTCGTTGCCAATTACTGCGTCTCCGGTATCTGGAGCATTTACCCCCGGAGTGTTGTCGGCAGAACTTTCAGCTGGAGCGATTGGGAAACGAACGGTTTCGCCGATTGCTGCGCGATTTGCTTCTGTATCGCGTTTTACTGCGGGTATAAAGCCCGTCATTTCGCGGGAAACGATGTCTAGAGCTTCTAGAGCGTCTGGAATTAGGTCGGTTAGTGTATTAGCCATTTTAGCGGTGTGTTTAGTTTGTTAGCTGTATGCCCTCTTTTCTAAGGTTCGGTCGCTTGTGGATTGGGAGCGCTTCGTATTGCTCCCGTGTCATCGTCTTTTGTTGGGCACCGCCCGATTTCGCTATGGAGCCATTGGCACCGCCTCCGCTCGCATTGCTGCCTACTACGAAATTCGCGTAGGCTTGGTTGTTTTTAAATTCTGCAACAATATCCTCTTTTGTCAAGGCGCTTGGGGTTCCGTCCTCGTTGAGGTATCTTACGGTCGCTTTGCCGTTGTTAAATTCAGTCGTTACCCGGCTTGCGATATGAGGCATCATCACTTGGGCATTTTCGCCGAAAACTTCGCTTGAAATGCTTTGCGCCGCTTGGCCTGCGGTAAATTCGCTAATCATCCCGTCACGCTCTTTCAACTGATTCTCAAGCTGAGATTTAAGCGACTCATATCTTTCTTTATGCGATTTCTCAATTGCTTCCAAGTCTCCAGCCTTTCGAGACGCTTCTAAACTAGCCTCTTTCGCCTTGTCTATGTTGGCTTGCCGCTCTTGCTCTAGCGCTTCCAGTCTAGCAGAAAAGTCCTCGTTCTTATTTTCGGCGTTCTTTCTGTGCTCTCTCTCGATTGAGTGCTTTTTCTTGTATTGCTCAATTTGCTTCTGAGCTTCTGCAAGCTGGTCTTCAATTGTTGGTTCTGGCGTTTCTGAGTTGTTTTCTTCTGACATAAATTCTTTCTAAGCAGATATTAAGAGATTTTGCAATGAATTTGCGTTATACCTCGATTCCTGCTTTCTCAAAAGCTATCGGGTTTTTCGCTTCCATCTCCTTTAGACTCATAGGCTCAAAGTTGCGATTAAGGTTGAGCTTCCCAAATTCCTCTGATGATAACCCGCCATCCCTTAGAAGCTTTCC